TTTTGAAAACCGGGGGTAGACTTTTGAAAAAAGCAATGCATTCATCACTCAGAGCATAATGCTCTAAATCGTATTTTTTAGTTGAATAATTTGTTACCATAACTTTTTTACAACTTTTATATATATTGTACGAAAATGATTTAGGCGTTTTTTTTGTTAACAGTATATATAGAAATGTTAACAAAAACGCCAGACAAAAACGCCATTATTTTTGAATGTAAAATGTGTGACTTTATATCTAGCAAGGAAAGTGAATATAAAAGACATGTAATGACATCAAAACACAATCTGTTAACAAAAATGGAAAATGTTAACAAAAACGCCAAAATATTTGACTGCAAATTATGTAGCAAACGATATTTGTCAAGAGTTGGTTTATGGAAGCATGAGAAAAAATGTAACATACATATGAATGATATAATAAATGTTACTGAAATAGTAGCGAATATTAGTAATACGGAAAAAGAAATAAACCATGCGATTACAAAAGACATGTTTATGGAACTTATTAATGACAGTAAAGAAATGATAAAAATAATCAAAGACCAACAAGAGCAGATAAAAAGTATGATTCCCAAAATGGGCAATACTATAAATAATACCACCAACAATAACAACTTTAACTTAAACGTATTTCTCAACGAACAGTGCAAAGATGCTATCAATATAAATGAATTCATTAAATCTTTGAAAATAACCCTCGAAGACCTTTATTTTACTAGAAAAAATGGTATTACACAAGGTATAAGTAATCTTATGATAAACGGACTCAAAGAACTAGATGTTTATAAGCGTCCTATACACTGTACGGATCTTAAGCGCGACATAGTCTATATTAAAGAACACGACAAGTGGGAGAAAGATAATAATAATGCTATAATGAAAAAAACAATTGAGACAGTAGCAAATAAACAGCGAAATAAGATATCAGATTGGGTAGACTTGCACCCACACTGGATTGAAGATGAAAAACTTCAGTATGAGTACTTGACTATATTAAACAAAATAACTGAGCCAATAGAAGATGATGACAAATTAGAAAAGAAAATTATAAGAAATATAGCAAGAGAAGTTCAAATATCCGATATTAAAAAATACTAATACATATTTAATTAAATATATATAAAAATGATTTATTAATATTCTATAGTATATTAAGTATATAAGCATGGAAACGAAAGAACAATTAGTTCAACATATTAAGGGATGGATGTCGAATGATAATGAAATACGCGAAATACAAGGACGTCTCAAAGAACTAAAAGAAAAGCGTAAGAGATATGCAGACAGTTTAGTAGAAATTATGAGAAAAAATGAAATCGACTGTTTTGATGTAAATGACGGCAAACTTATTTACACAAAAACAAAAGTTAAAGCACCTCTTAATAAAACCACTTTAGCTACATCATTGATGAAATATTTTAAAGATGACGATGAACAGGCCAAAGAATTAGTACAGTTTTTGTTAGAATCACGTGAAGAAAAAGTTAAAGAATCAATACGCCGTAAAGTACAAAAATAATAATATACTAGTATTATAATTGTGTGACACATAGTTATAATACAATGCTCCCTTCATCACATAGAAGAAAAAAGAATGATCCCGAAGATAGCAAAGTCATGACATTCAGTGATATCGAACGGTACTATAAGAAAACGAATAAACCTATAGACGTAACAGATGCGAGAGATAAATCGAAAATCAAAAAAAAATATGATAAAAGGTTTTTAGCAGAAAATTCAGATGACGGCGATGGTGATGACTTACATGAACTTGTACCATCTTATATAGAATCTACTATTTCTGATAAGCTATCGATATATCATGCAGACGAAGAAGAAGAGTATGAAAATAAATTATATAATGGTTTGTCAATTAAAAAACACAAAATGACAAATATAAGGTACCCATTTTCCGATAAATCTTCCGAACATTTAGTGCACAACATAGACGAAATATATGAAGATTTAGAAGATTCAAATGATAGTGGTGAGTTTTTAGTCGAGTACTTAGTTTACCATATCAATAAAAAAGCATACAAACCTTTTTTAGAATTTTTACTATACAAATCTAGCGATGATGATACACTTTATTTTCCAAATTTCTCGCAGAGTACCTCAGAATATGATATACTAGAAAACGCCTCCATTTTATTAGATAACTTATTGGGTGATGGTTTGTGCGATTTTAAAGGTCGAATTGTCCAATCCCCCGTCATGAATCGGATAAATAGTGCGCGACTTAATGACAGAATTATTCTACTGTATGAACTGAAAGAAAAAACAGAAAGCGTTACACGACAAAAAAGTAGTGATGACCTATGGTGGGGCACAGTAAGCGAAATATTCAACTATAGGAAAATAATATTTTATAATATAAGCGAAACTGTTACTGACGTATTTTTAGCTTATCCTCAAGCAATTAAACTTTATCATAAAGAAACACTAATAGAAACACCCATGGTTATTTTTAATGGAAGCAATAGTGATACTTCAAAATATAATGCCGTTTTTTCTATTAAAAAATCAAATAATGAATCACGATATGGTCCATTTTATTACTTTACTGACTTATATAATGCTATGCGTTACGCTTGTTATGATATTGAAACGGGCGAAAAATATAAAAATGGAGGTCTTGTTAGATTTGTAATCTATCCGGGCAAAATGAAAATGTTTCTGAAAAAAAGTAAACCAGATACTTCAGAAATGGCCAAGTACATATGTAGAAAGAATATTATTAAAAAAAGTACTATACAATTTAGAGATAATGATTGTAAATGGACGGAACAGTATAATTCGGCATATAACGGCACATACGAAATACCTATTAAAAAATCAAAAGGGTCAAAGGATAGCGAATATCATGATGACAACGATGACGACGATTACGACGATCACGACGAAGAAGATGACACAAGCAAAATTATATACTCTAGTGGTTCAGAAGATTACGAAACAGAAAAAGAGAAAAGAAAAGATACGTACTTTTTATCAATGCGAATATGTATAAGTGAATACAACTTTCAAACACCGTTATCGTACTATTATATAGATACTAAAGATATACCCAATAATTATGAATATGAATTTAAAAATTATAAAATAATATAATATATACAGTTTACTATCAAAATGGGAAGTTTAAGATCATGGGTTATTTTAATTTTAGTTGTTTGTTTACTAAATCCGGCAATATTTTCAATACTCGATTTTTTAGAAGTCGATAGAAGTTCATACGACTCGTATATAATTTGGGGGAATGCTTTAATCATATTTTGGTTTGTGTTGAATAGTCAGAGATCTTCTGAGCTTCTTCATATATAGGACTATCGAAAAGCTATAAACATATGAGACGTATGAGAGTTGGTGAGAAATTCAGTAATTCATAAATAAAATAAAAACACATCGAAATACGTTGCTGCTCGAATAATTTATTCATATTGGTAGTACAATTTATCAATATGAATCGTATATGAAGTTATTATACACTTACGTTTACCTTATGCCTGGATTTATTCTTATCTTTTAATAAATCACTATCCGATAAAAATTTATCTTTACCCGGCATTCTATCACGGACATCGTCTATATTAACTCTCTCAATGTATCTATGAGGATTTATATTTTCAAGTAAAAACGGCTGTTTCATAAAATCTGTCTGTTGGTCAAAAAATAAACTGTTTGTTTTATATAATTTCAAAAATTTAACATAAAATGGCTTATTTATAAATCTTTCTTGTCGGAAACCTGGCTTCTTATTATTTTTGTCATTCTGTAACTTGGGTAAATAAAATATATATATACCACGATATATCCAGTCAATAAAATCAAACAACAATTCAAATTTTGAATGATAGGCTCTATAAAAGTCTAACTCGATAGGTGTCATTAAATCTTCAACCGAATATGTATTAATCGTTTCTATTACAAGGTCGTATATTTTTTTTAATTCCTTCATAATACTAACCGCTATCTCCAGAGTTGTACCAAGATTATCTACAAGTTCTTGTATTAAATACAATTTAGCCATAGCATATAACTCGGATATTTTAGGATTTTCAGACTTGTTAAAAGGGGTGTCATTATTTAACTCTTTTATTAACTCATTCGGCACCCACTTAGAATGTGGTATAATAGGCCCTAGGAAATAATGAGATACGAAACTTGAGTTATATTTATGCATGTTATCATTGTTATAATTTTTAGTAAATATTGTGTTGTGCATACATAGTAAGACTTTAGTCATGATATCTACGACGTCCTTGGTAAGTATAGGATCGACCGGGCTAATTATATCTTCAATACCATACACAGCCTCTCTACCTTTGCGTGGTCTTCTTTTCAAGAAATTAACACATCCTATTATGTTTATAGATAGATTCGATATTAAAAATAAAAAATTTTTACCGGTTGATATAAATTTTGATATACCGCTTTTACTAGTTATTGAATCAGGGACGGCCATCAAAACTTTTGATATATTACACGATGATATAAATATATTTAACCTTTCGTTGCGTTCTATTGCAAGTGGTAGTATATTATCCACCAATGACATTTTCGCATTTTTCGAAATAAACGTCGTTCCAGGGAATAATTCAAACATTTGCTTTGTATAATACGGCATACCTGTTTTCGCTATATTATATGGAAAAGGAATGAACATGCCCTGGTGTTCAAAATTTAATAGTGTTCTAGCCGTTATTGGATGATTCTCTCTAACATCTATATCTTGTCTATCTCCTGAAAAAAGTCTATCGTGGGTCAAACGTACCAACCTAAAATAGTTATCTCCTCGATTATTATAACTAAAATGTTTACAGTGTGGTTTTCTCGTATCATCAATAAATGGGCATAATTTTTTATATAGTTTTACGCGTAACTCTGCACCAGTACGTGTATCGTCAAATAATTCGGCATAACTAGGATTTCTCAATGCTTCATTTAATATTTTATAATATTCTGCTTTATATACTCGCATCATTCCGTCGTAATGACCCAACTCAATAACACGCAGATAATGATTAGCTAACCTTTTTTCATTATCACCTAATATACGGTCAACGGAACCGTGGGCATCGATTGTAGCATTAACTTTCTTTTTTAAAATGGGCAACCTTTTATGGGTCATATCGGGCAATGCGCGGGGATTAAAAAATGAATGTTTATCGTATCCTACTACTTGTAAACTATTTGGTTCGGGCGGTGTTTCGAGGCTCACGTGTTCATCATCATTTGTAGACGTATAAGAATTATATTTACCATATTTCTCGGGTGATACTACGTCTTGTGATTCAAAATTCGGAGACTTTAATGGAGAATTCGGTTTACCTTTTTTTTTTGCATATGGGGGTATATGAAAAGGGGAATCGACAACAGGTGTTTTATCTTCTAAATCTTCATCCTTAAGAAGCGCCAATCTTTTTTCAATGTCTGTAGTAGAATTATTCGTGGGTATTATAGTTTGGATAGGTACAAGAGTTTGACGTGGGGAAGATCTTTGTTTACCGGTTGAGATATTTAACATATCTGGAGTTCTAACTGGTATAGCGTCGGCATTTTCTTCACCCGGAGTAAGTTTTTTTCCACCATGAGATGTACGTTTTTTTGTTTTTTTTAAATATTTTTTTATTCTATGCGTTTTTTTAACCATCTATATAATATTTATACATAATATTTTGGTTATT